CGGTTAATTATGGCAACAGCACGCGCTACTTCAATACCTGCCCCGGTTGGCGGTCTAAATGACCGAGACAGCATTGCAGATATGAAACCGCAATATGCGCTCATACTTGATAACTGGTGGCCTTATCCTTCGTATGTGGGCGTTAGAAAAGGAAGTTCTAACCACGTTACAGGCTTTGCAAACCCGGTGCAGACGTTAGTAGAGTATTTGCCGACAAGTGGCGGGGCAAAACTTTTTGCCGCAGCGGGTACGGGTATTTTCGACGTAACTACAGCCGGAGCGGTAGGCGCGGCAGTCGTGACCGGGCAGACTTTAGCACAATGGCAGCACGCTAACGTGACTACTGCGGGTGGGTCTTTTCTGTACCTAGTGAACGGACAAGACAGACCCCAGTTATACAACGGCACGACATGGACGGCAATAGATGGAGTGTCAACACCCTCGATAACCGGAGTGACGACAACCAACCTGGTGCATGTGGCGGTGTTTAAGTCACGCTTGTATTTTGTGGTCAAAAACAGCATGCAGGTAGTATTCCTGCCCGTTGGCCAAGTAGGTGGGGCGGTGGGTACGCTTGATATGAGTGCCATTTTCCGCGATGGCGGGTCGATTATGGCTTGCTATACATGGACGGTGGACGCTGGCGCGGGTGCTGATGACCATTTCGTCGTTATTTCAACGATGGGCGAAGTGGCGATTTACAGAGGCAGCAACCCCGGCGCGGGTGGTGATTTTTCAATAGTGGGCGTGTTTCAGTTAGGTAAACCGCTTGGCCGTCGATGCGCCGAGAAGTACGGCGGGGACTTGGCAGTCAACACTACAGAGGGCGTTTTTCCGTTGGGGCGTGGTCTTTTGTCGGCAAGTGTCGATAGGACAGTAGCCCTGACTGACAAGATACAGAATAGCGTATCTATTGCAGCGAACTCCTACGGTTCGTCGTTTGGGTGGCAACTGACTTTATACCCAGATGCCAACATGATGTTATTGAACGTACCGAACCCCGGCGGGAATTATCAGTACGCACAAAACACGATCACGGGCGCATGGACAAAGTTTGTCGGCTGGAACGCTAACGTGCTACTACATGCCTCGACTGGACTGTACTACGCAGACAATACACGGGTTTATAAGGCATGGGTGGGCGACTTAGACCACTCAACGCCCATACAAGCTGACTGCTTACCTGCCTTTAATTACTTCGGCAACAAAGCTTTTAATAAGTATTTTACGATGGTCAGGCCGTACATTTTGACGACTGGCAGCCCTTCGGTGCTTTACGGACTGAACACTGATTACCTAGCGCAAGATGCTCAAGGTACATTGAATTACACACCTCCTACGGGTATGGTGTGGGGTTCGATGGTATGGGGGTCGATGGTTTGGGGTGGCGGGTTAAGGCCGATTACGGGATGGAATACAGTAGGCGCGGTGGCAAATAGCGCATCGTTAAGGTTGAAAGTACAGAATAACGGCTCTGAGGTCAGGTTTAATAATGTCGATTATCTCTTCCAGTCGTCCAACTCTGTTCTATGACGCGGAGGTTATTGGGCCGTGGGTATGTGAACGTGCTGGCGGTACTTGGCTACCGGGACGGGCTACTGCGATAGGGCAAATGAAAGACGGGCAGATAAATGCGGGAGTTTTATACGAAGACTGGAACGGCGCAAATGTGGTGTGCCATATTGCAGGTGAAGGGCTTTGGGCGAACCGCAGATTCTTGGCAACGATTTTTGATTACCCATTTAACCAGTTAAAAGTTCGAAGAATAACCGTGCCCATAAATTCTACAAATACCAAGTCAATCAATCTTGTCAACCGGATGGGGTTTAAGCTAGAATCAACCCTAGCTCAGGCTACCCCTGAAGGCGATCTTTGTTTATTCCGATTATTTTGGGATGAATGCAAATACCTTGAGGAAAAGTACCGTGGGAAAATCTAGTCCGCCACCTGCACCCGATTACGAAGCATCTGCACGAGAAACCGCACGCGGCAACTTAGAAGCTACCCGCGCAGCAGTTCGAGCTAACCGCGCTAACCAGATAACACCGTGGGGAAGACTAACCTGGCGGCAAAACCCGACTGGCGGCAGAATAAATTACGACGCTTACAACAAAGCATTGCAATCGTATAATCAAAGTCGTTTTCCTTCGCAAACTGAAAATGATTGGCAAAATTTAAGCACAGAGGAAAGGGTTAGGCTTAGAAGGGGAGGCTCATTGGGCGCGGCAAGCCAACAAGGACAAGCTCAAGGACAGTTTCAAGGAATTGCGCCGAGGCTGGAAGACTTCATGGAATACGACCCAGATTCAGGATGGGAACAGACAACCGAACTTACACCCGAAGCACAGGCCGCGTTAGACCAACAACTTGCCCTCAACCGTAAGTATGGCGAGGTGGCTAATTTAGGTTTTGACCGAGTACGCTCGATATTTGAAAACCCAGAATTAGACGTTGGCGCTTTACCAAAACGAGCGATTGACGTAGGCCAAACCGCGCAAGAAGCGTTACTAGCAAGACTTAATCCACAACTACAGTCACAAGAAGAAGCCACGCGGCAACGACTGGCAAACACTGGCATTGGACTAGGCTCAGATGCTTTCTCGCGTGAAATGGCAATACAAGGCCAGCAAGCTAACGACTTGAGACTGCAGGCTGCATTACAAGGCATAAACCTTGACCAGGCTAACCGCGCTTCTGCACTGCAAGAACAAGCCTACCTACAAGACCGACCGCTTAATTTGATAAATGCCCTACGCTCAGGAAACCAAGTACAAGCCCCGCAGTTTCAACAGTTTGCACAACAGGCAACCACACAAGGGCCTGATATGCTAGGCGCTGCACAGATGGGCTACAACGCACAATTGAACGCTTACAACGCCGAGCAAGCCTCTAGCCCGTTAAGCGGTCTTTATGGGTTAGGTATGGGAATTGCCAAGCTTCCGGTTGCTGGCGGCGGTTCTTTGGGCGGGAATTTCATTAAAGGATTATTTTAATGACAGACTACGAACAACAACTGCAACTAGCGCGTGAAAGAGCATTACGCTACGGCCAGCAAGCTCAATACCAAGCCCCGCAAGGCCGCATGGTGGGGAATATATACGTTGCCCCTAACCCGCTTGAATATCTAGCCGCTGGCCTTCGTTCGCTCGGCGGTATGCGTGGTCAACAAATGGCGGAAGATGAGCTAAGACAGCTACAAACTACACGACAGCCAGCTGTAGCCGATGCCTTGCGTGGGTTTAATGAAAACATGCAGGGCAGGCCAGCGGAAGTATTACCGCCTGATGTTGCAGGGCCGCCACAACCCGCCCAACCGCAAAACATACCCGCAGCCTATCAAGCACTAATGCAAGCACCAGACCCTAGTTTGCGTCAAATTGGAATGCAGGGAATAACACGCTTGCCAGAATTGCAAGCCCAAAGAGAAGAAAGACAGGCGCAAAGAGATTTTCAAAGACAGCAAGCTGAATTGCAAAACCAGCAACGCATTGAGCAACTGCAAACGCAGCAACAAATGCGACTTGAAGCAATGCGCGAACAAAATGCAAGCCGGGAACAAATGGCGCAAGCTCAAAGGGAATTTCAGGCGCAATTAGCAAGAGAAAACAGAGCTTTTCAAGCTAATATGGCAAATTTACAATCCTCTTTGCGCCCCGAAAAGAATGTCACTGTTCTTGGCCCAAACGGTGAAGCAATAACTTTGCCTCAATCTCAAGCGCAAGGAATGCCTTTATACAACCCGCAATCTGCGGCAAGTTTGCAAAAAGAAAGAACAAAAACGCAAGCAAAAGAGCAATTATCCACAGTTATCAACCAACTAAGTAACAGTTATGATGCTTTGGAAAAAGGCGGCGGCATAACAAGCACGCAGCAGGGCGCTTTATCAAACATTGCGGCAAGACTAAGCTCAAGCGGTGTTGGGCAGGCTGTTGGTGGTGCTGTTGGAACAGAAAACCAGAGACAACGGCAAGAAATAGCGCAAACTAGGCCTTTACTCATGAACCTGATAAAAGAAGCAACAGGCATGAGCGCACAGCAAATGAACAGTAATGCTGAAATGATGCTTTACTTACAGGCCGCGACTGACCCGACATTAAGCATTGAAGCTAACAGGTCAGCATTAGCAAACTTGGACAGGTTATTTGGTCTTGGACTTGCAAAACCGCCAAAAGACAGAATGCCAGCACCAGATACAACTGGTGGCGGCAGGGCGCTTTCTGCTCAAGACCAACAGGCTTTAGATTGGGCTAATGCTAACCCTAATGACCCAAGATCAGCAAAAATCAAAACAAGATTAGGGGTGCAATAATG